CTGTCTGAGTCTGACTCATAGTCAGCATCGAAGTCGGGCCAGGCACCCAAGCGTACTCGGGGTTTTTAAAAGATGGCCCTTGCCACCAACAGCTGCAGCACGTGTGCGCGTCTCTTGACTGTTGGTTGGATTTCCAGGTTTGTGGTTGCATCGGCGACGTGGCGGTAGCCTTGAGATGAGGTCCCTGAAATAACGTTGTCTCTACAGTTCTGTTACGGTTGTTTTTGGTTTATGTTGCGCTGGCTGTGCCGTGCTGGCGCGTTTTTACTTCACTTATCACTTAGTCTCGGTCGACACAAAGATACCCACACCCTTCACAGAGAGGCTCATCAGCGCTTCGACATCTGACTGAACCGCTGGGTGCGAGTTCCACCCGGAGCCCCAGGGGCCCCGAAGTTCTGTGTCGCCTTCTTTCGCGGTTGCATGCTCCGACCTTGCTTCTGGAGCCGGGCGATGGCCAATGCCTTCGCCGGCTTCTCCAGCAAGTCGCTCAAACCACCCAGAGCACGTGAGATACCTGGGCGGCCCATCGCTCCTGCGAGCATGGCTGCGGTCCGGACCACCGGGTAGATGCGAGGAATCGCGTCCTGCACCCGTTCGGTGATCCACTTGAACCACTTGCCTGCGTCGTTGTACCCTTGCGGGCACCCTGGCGGGAGAGCATTTGCCACCAGGTTGTAGAGGACGAGAGCGCTTGGGTCGAATGATGCGGAGGGTTGGGCGAGCGCGAGAAATGTCGGCTTGCAGGCCGACGGAAGGCGCTCGATCCCAATCTTCCATGTGATGAACAGCGTAGAGCGTCCAGAGAGGCCAGTGAAGTAGGCCCCGGTGGTGCTCATCCTCGACAAGTGCGTAGCGGCGCAAGCACTCGAGGACTGGGCTGACATCCCGGGAGAGCCGAAGGAGCCAGCACCTTGAGCGGTGCTGGCCGGTTGGTTCATCCCGGCAGCCAGGGGCCCCTTGGGCACGTTTTGGCAGAAAATGAAGTTCCGCCCGGTGATGCCCTGGAAGGGGTTGTCCGACTGAAATTTGGCTGTGTTGTAACAGCCATCCTGCGCCTGCCACGTGTGCGAGCCAGGCATGATCTTGGCTTCAGCAATCGTATTAGGCGGAGTGCGAAAGAAGGTGCAGGGCCGAGGATTGTCAGTTACATCCCCGGGAGTCGCTCCAACGGAGTCGCGCCATGCGACAGCGGTCTCATTGCTGTTCCCGTACTCGTACACTGTGACCGCACCCTGCTTGTAGATCTGAGCGGTGGTGTTAACCACTTCAAACCCTGAGTACAAGATGCGGTAGACGCCGAGGTCAGTTTCCTCGAAATCCAGGTAGTTGTCCAGGTGCAGTCCCTGCAGCTCATAGCCAGCTGCCCCTGTAGGGGGGCAGTGACCAGGAGTGTATGTCCAGTTCTCCCCGTTCGTGCTTACTGAAGGCACCGAATTCACGAGAAGACCGTCCATCCGGCCTGTGGCTCCATAGCCGGAGAAGGGCTGCACGAAGCAGCCCGCTGGGCGACCGTTGACCCCGCCTTCCCCCTGCGGGATGGCGGTGCCTTGGCCGCAGCCCAGCAAGCCCGGGCCGTTGTTATGTGAGTAATCCACTGGAGAAAGGACGATGTGGCAGTCCCAGTTGTCGTCAGCCCCAACGCCCGGCGGGGCGCTTACCTCGAGAGACTGACGAACTTTCACACACACGGAGGGCTCCGTCGAAACGTCGGGGTACCCCTTCAAGTCCGGCAACTCGAAATCGTGAAACGGGTCAAGCGCAAACTTCAACCAGTCGCACGCTTCGCGCGTGATCAACTTCTCCTCACACAGCCCCCTCAGGGGCTGCTTGCTCGTAACGATGCTCCGCAAGCGATGCGCTTCGCTCTGCGAATCTGTCATCTTTTCCTGGGCTGACAATTTCCCAATCACCTTCCGGCAAAGTCCTGGCAGGTGGCCAACCTGCCGCCACGTCGCTGCGCGCGATGTCGATCTCAGCCACCAGGCCCCGCTGCGCCTCCACCCGCCCCCCATGTTTGGAGCACACCAGCTATGACGAGCGGCCCGCCGCCGGCCGCGCCGGCGAAGAAAACCGCACGCCACTGAGAGACCTCAGTAGCTGGAGTGCTGGGGGGGAGGGGTTGCGCAGGCCTGCTCGTGGCAGACCTCTGCGGGGCCGAGGGAGGGGTTTCGGTCTCTAGGAGAAGCTCAGCAAGCTCCTCGGGATCGATCTCCTCGTCGTCGTCCGTGTCCGGAGGCGACGGGGGTGGGGACGTGAGGCCAAAGCCTTTCGTCTTCCCTCCCTCGGCGGTTGATTTCGGTGGGGTCGGAGTCTCTACGCGAGCTCGTGGAAATGGAGGCTGGCGCTGCCCACTCCCCTTGCCACGCTGCGGCACACTCTCGACCTTACCATCGCACGCGATTGCCTTCACGGCCACCCTTCCGGGAGGCCGATCGTGCGTGCTTGCCTTCACGGCCACCCTTGCACCGGGCGGCCGAATTGGCGTCTTGTGAACACTGGCGCTTTTCTTCTCAATCCCAACCTTCCGGCTGGTCTGAGGCGCCTTGTCGGCAGCTGGGGCCTGATGCTTGGTCCCAGTGCGGCGTGAGGCCGCACCTTGCTGCGATTTGTCAGTGTCCGCACTCGACTTGTCCCCCTGTGGAGCGGGAACAGATTTGGTGGCCTTGGAGCCGGAGCCGTCTACTCCGTGCTCGCCTTTCCAGATCTTGTCGAAAGTTTCTCTTGCCAGAACACCCCCCCCCTTGTTCTCCTCGGGGATCGTCTTGAGGGTGCTTTTGTCTCCGGCCTGAGTCTGCGTCACGTTTCCGCGGCTGTCCACCACGTGCGTACTAACGTTCTGCAGAGCCGCAGCATCCTGGCTGCGGCGGAGCGTGAAGCGCGAATGATGCGAATTGTGGGCCTGGATATACTCAAACCCACCCGCAAGCATCGCCTTGTTGTCACGCGCCCAAAAGGCGGCGAACGCGTCCAGATCAACGTCCGGAAGCGCGGATCGAATCGCCACCTCTTTCCAGCTCTCCACCTTGCCTGTCTGGCCTAGGTTGAGGCTGGTGTAGGTCTTGCCGTTCGCATCGACCAGATAATTCAGGTGCTTGGTCGATTTGAAGAAGTCCCACTTGTACTCGCGCTGCCCAGCGTTGATGATGTGCCAAAGCACGTCCTTCAACCACGGTGTGTGCTCATCCGTCGCCCACACGGCGCACGCCTTTTCGAACAGGCGGCGCCGCACGAGCATAACGGTCGGCAGGCACTCGGTCGTGATCGTCAACTTCACGAAGACCCGCAAAGGATCCTGCATGCTGTCGGTGCAGCAAGCCGCCAACGAGACCTTCGGAAACAACCGGCCGAGGAACCGGAAGACCTCGTCTTTAGCAATGGCGACTTTCCCCAGGTGGCCGCAAAGGACGCAGGCCTCCTGGTAGAACGATGACTCGATACCTGAGATTAGGCCATCGTCCCCAGCAACAAGGACGTTGGTCTGGCACCAGCTCCACGCTTCAGATGCCGACGCACCCGACAGCCTCTTGGCCAGGTACATCAAAAACAGGTTCTCGAAGGTGTTATTCTCGGTCGTGTCCGGAGCTCCGCTTCCCATCGCGAAGTAAGTCTCCCAGCGCACCTTGTTCCGAGTTTTGACCTTCGTGCCGAAGGAGCGCCGGTGCAAATCCAGCGCATCCCTCAGCTCCTGACCTTCGAAGCAGGACTCCAGGAGCATGTGCCACAGCATGCGGCCAACTACTCCCTTCCTCCCGTCCTGCCTCGACAGGTCAGTCTGCAGCAGCTTGAAAAGACGGGCACCCCCCGCCAGCTGCTTGACCGCATCCTCGATATAGCAAACCGTCCTACCCACCATAAAGGCGTGCAGGCGGCTCGTCACACCGTGTTTAACGGCCAGGACCACCCCC